CGCTCTAGGTCTTTACGGATAATCTCCGTAGCAGACATCTGTTTGTCGATAATCTGTGCCATGATTAGAATGTCCCGCCATCCACTGAAGCAGCAGTTAATGCGCCTGTAACATTTAATGTACCTGCAATGGTCTGATTACCTGTAACAGCTACTGTAACAGCCGTTAGCGTACCAGTAAAGGTTGGAGACGCTAAATCAGCCTTACTGTTCACTGCAGTTTGAATCGCTGCAAACTCAGTATTAATCTCTGAGCCACGAACTAGTTTAGATGGATTACCAGACGCTAGGGCATCTTTGGATGCGAAGTCTGTTGCTTTTGTGTAATTACTCATAATGTTTTCCCGCCTTTAACAAAGACATCTACCTTTTGGATAGACACTGCATTATCATCAATATCTGTTTCAAATCCGAACTGTAATACTTTACCTGTGCCACCAGCATTTAAGTTTAAGTTAAATATAATAATGCTACCAGAATAGTTACCAATATTATACTCTCCAAGCCCATACTCTGCAATCGTTGTTGGGTCTACAGTAATGGTAGAAGACTGATATGACTTCTTAAAATCAAAGTCCCACTTCAGGGTAATATCTTGGTTCTGTGCGCCCAAGACAAGCATTTCTACTTTCTTTAGGATTTTGGAGACAGTTGGTTGCTGGAAGTCAAAGTAGCTGGAATAGTAAACCATGCGGTAAGTGCTACCATTATCATTGTATCCGTTATACAGCCCAATATATCCCGCTTTCCCGATAAGAAATTGTCGGTTTGCAGTTGTGTAAAACGCTGTAGGTGTGATACTAGTCCAAGTTGTTGTTCTAGCAGACCCATCCTGTAATGCTCCTCTCATATCAAAACAATAAGCAATATCGTCCTCTGAGAACGACAACACATAGGCTGCCTCAATGCTGGAATACCCAGACTTAATTTTTTTTAAATCCGATGTGTTTGTCAGTGATTCTAATAGCTCATCTCGAACATTCTTAGAAATATCCCGCATCGGTAGGGACTTCTCTTGAATAGTTCTTGTAAAGCTACGAACTCCAGTAGCAGATAAGAAGACAACATCTGTTCCTGTGTTTTGAACCGAATCTCTAGCAATACAACCAATTCCGTTTACAATATCTTGTAATAAAAGTATTGACGGGTCTTGAGCATTGGCATAAACTACAATGTGGTTCTCACAGAATATCAGCAAGAAACCATTATGAGACGCTAAAGCTACGATAGGGTCGCCATCGCCAACAACTTCCGCAATATTTAAAGAACCAGAAGTTCCTGTTTGGAAGTTTAGTGGGTTTAGTAAGTCACTAAAATAGACTGTCTGTCTATCGCCAGCAATGTCTGCAGTCCAAATTCGTCCATATGCGGCTAGACAAGTATTTGGAGTGAATGTGCTACTTGTGTGTGCAATCGGTGTTACTGGTAATGTTGCTACATCAGCAAGTATTTTAAACACATACGAACTTGTTACGCTTGAATAACTAAAGTATAGTGCTTTGTGTCCAGCCTGAGTAAGAACTGCTCTAGCTCGAACACCGGTAGAATCTGGTAGCGATGCTACTTGCCAATGACTGTCGGTAATGGTGTAAGTTGCGTTAGCTGTGTCACCGCTATTACGCACTAACTTCTGTGCTAACGCAGAACCAGTAGACAAAAATAACTTGTTATTACCAGCAGCAAATAACTGATTGTCGCTTGCTGTAGGAGATAACATCTCCGCAATGGTTTTTACTACAGCAGTGCCTAAATCAGCATTGGTAGGAAGATAGGTTGTCCATCCTTTTCGAGCGCCGATACGACCAAACTTGTCAATAATGCAGTTGTTTGCCTCAAGAGCAAAGCCAGCCTCTAGCGAAGTAGGAGCATCCTGAAGATTTAGTCCTGCAAAGCCCGGTGCTGATATAGAAGATGTAACAATCTGTTTGCTCAACTTGGAACCCAATTAGTGTCTTCAACATAACGATTAGATTCTAGCGATATGTAATCAGCCATTAAGTTACGAGCTAAAGCATAGGCTTCAGAAGAAGCAAGACCGCCATCTTCGCCACGCTCAACTACTGCTCTAGCGTAAGCATTTAGAATAACAATATCAGCAGGTACTTTAATAATCGTATTATCAGATGTTAGTGTTGGCTGTGGCAATATAACATTGAATCGTAAGGTATATGCAGTATCAGGAATCGGAAAGACATCAACTAAAGTGTCTCCGTTAGCATCTTGACCATTAAAGTTATAATACTGTGGTGCGCCTTTTTGTGGACTCGTAGGTAAAAATTGTTGTGTCATGTAAGACACTGGTGCTAATCGTAAGAATGTATCAGAGGTGTCGTTAATGACATTTAAGACACGAAACCGCACACCAGAGCCAGTTAAGACATAACTAAATATATCAACAGTAGTGGTTGCTGTCAAAGTTTCTGACAGAGCATTCCAGCCATAAGCAGCTTCGACAGACGATTTAGCATCATTGACTAATTCGCCAATCATCTTGCTATAAGCTGTCTCATTAACAGTCGATACTTCGTTCTCTCGTAAGCGACGAAGAACGCTATTGACTGCTTGTAAATATGTTGTAGTTGCCATCTAGCAATCCCATTTCTTTAGTGCTAATGCTTTTCTTGTTGGTCTACCTTTTTCGTCCTTCATTGGACCTTTAACACCGCCCATCCTTGCACAAAAAGACTTACGCCTTTTAGCTGCTTTAGGGGACTTTGCAGCCGCTTTAGCCGAAACTGGAGGTTTGAGGTTAGCGCCTTCAGTTCGCTTGAAATAAGCCCTTCCTTTGGCGTTTAAACCACCTTCAGGATTCTGGTATTCCTTCTTAGGCATTACTTCTTCTTTTTAGCTGTTTTAGCAGCGTCTTTAAAGTCCTGTGCCGAAGGTGCGCCTTTGCTGCCTACCTTACGCATCTTCTCGCCTGAGCCAGCCTTGATACGACGACGCTTGGCTGCGATATTGGCATAGAGACCCGGCTTAGTAGCCACGCATAGCTCCCATCTTCTTCATAGGTTTAGCCTTTGGTGCAGTGCTTACTTTAGCACCAGTCTTCTTAGCGTATGTCTTTGCTTCTTTCTTACCCTTCATTGTGTAAGGAAACTTCTTGTCTTTGACCATTGGCATATTACTTACCTTTCTTCTTGGGTTTAGCTACTTTAGCGGTTGATAAAGCGATGGCTACAGCCTGCTTCTGAGGACGACCTTCTTTAACCAGTTTAGAGATATTCTTACTGATTGTCTTCTGTGATTTACCTTTAGCGAGTGGCATAATCATTATCCGTGTTGTGAAGTGGATTTATACTCTTGCTCAAAAGTAGCAATACAGCTTACTGCTGACCCAGCTTCAGACTTAACTCTAAGTTCATCACCTTCTTCAAAGAATATATACGAAGAACCATTTAAATGCAGATATGTCTTACTGGTGAGGTTATATTCTAATAAAATAACAATCTCTGTGTTTGCGCTCTTGTCATACCACCAAGTACTAAAATGCTTTGTAGAACCGCCTGTGTTGTGGGCGTACAGAGTATAAAACCGAGCAGTATGCTGGCGTGGTACAGTATACAGCGTTGTAAGAGTATTAGCGGTAAGATTACTACCAACTGATATTTCTCTCATTTTAATACTAATGTTAATAGTGTGATAATAATGAACCCAGCAGTGCCTATGAGAATCTGTTCTAGTCTCTTTAGTCTAGCGTGTATCTGTTCGTATCGAACCTTACAGACTTCTTCGTGGCTTAGGAGTTTTAAATCATATTCTGTCATGGCAGCGTAGCTATAAACGCACTAGCATCCGTCATCACATTCCCATCGGCATCTTGCAGTTCTGCACCAGCTAAGACTTCTTTTTTGAAGGCTTGGTAGTCGGTGTTGTCTGATTCTAGTGGGATGCTGTATAAAACATTGCCTACTTGTGTAGAAATAGCACACACTTCATTTCTCATACCTTTTAACAATTTATACATTTTTTATAACTCCGCTTGTAACGCAACAAATGAAGCAGAAGCTCCTGTGAAAAGACCGCCAGCATTACCTGCAACGCCACTTGCTTCGGCTGTATTCCTAAAAGACACATTCTGTGAGTTTGAATATACAATATCTAAACTATTAATATAGTCTGCAGTGTTTGTATACCAAAGAACATAATAGTTAGTTCCAGTAACTATTGCAGAAGTTGGTGCTGTTCGCATGGTAACTGGTAAAGTAATATGTCCATACAAATTATTATTTCCGTAATAATATGCGTTTGAAAAATATACATCAGTTCCTCTTACGAGTAGCAGATAATAGCGTTGGCATAGTTGCAGTTC